TCAGATAATAAGAAAAACTCGTTTTGAACGAAGCTCTCCATCACTGGCGGTAAGGCTATACGGTGCCCAAGGATCATAGATGGTCTTTCCTTGTCCGTTTCCAAGAGTAAAGTGATAGATAAATTTCCCTTTTCCTTGGTCAAATCTGCGCCAGAGGAGTATCTCGATCTCATTCGGTCGACATATGTAACCAACACCCTTTTTGCCGCGGTAGCGAACATTCAGGCCGAAAAGACGAAAAATCTCTGCCGGTGCTGACACATACATAAATGTTCCTGGTTCGTCCGGATCCTCGGTAAGGTAACGACGCCGTTCAGCCTCTATGACAGAATTGACAAACTGCTCTTGTGTAATTGCCTTTTTGGTTCGTCCGGCAGACGCTGCAGAAATTACCGTAGTATAGCAGCCCCATTCCTGTATGCGTTCCGGCATGCCGACACTGTTTTGATAATACATATTCAATCCTCCCCTTAAACTCTTGACTTCCGTTCAAAAAGTAGTATGCTTTATATAAAGACTTTCAGCGTTGTGGAGCATGGCCGATGCATATCGACCACCACAATAAAGAAAGTCTATTTTTTTACCACTTCGACTCCACCATTAAAAATCAAATAAACATACTGTATAGAATCAATGGTTTTTTCATTGATCGTATGCTTGATAATTTCTATAGCATCATCCTTTGGATACGAATCTGCTGGTATTTGAATAACTGCAATCTGAGCGGTTTGCTTATTTGCATCTCGTATCCTGTCAACTATTTTTTCAATGTTTTTACTGGTGATGATCTTGAACTCAGCAGTGTGGCCATCGACAATTGCGTCATAGTTCTTTACTGACTGATTTTCTGGAGTGAAATAGACGCTATGATTATTTTCTTCCAAGATTTTTGCGACAGATATTTCTTTTTGTAATGGTTTCGATAAAGAGGCTTTCTGTACTGAATATTTTGTTCCCTCAAGTCGTCTATAATCAGATCCCTTTACAAGGTTCATGCTGAAATTCTTTAAGCCGTTTTTCTTTGCATAGTCTTCAATCTCATTAAAGATTCCCATATCGGCCGATCTGATGGCCATGGCATCAGTCAATTTCCACCAGCTTTCTTTTTCAACTGGATTCCCGCCAAAGCCATTCATCGGTTTAAAATTGCTAAATGCCGTAATGGGAGGATTGTCAACAGAAATACCATGCTTTATCTGAGATTGATAGATTGCCCTTATATTAGTCCTGCATTGATAGTGATATGGTGGAAAACCATATTTTTTCCAGAAAACATGATTACGTGGTAATACGATTCCAGTTCCAACTTCTGAAAGAAGATGCCTGCAAATATCAGAAGTCCTCTCATCATCTACGATAAAAAGCTGTATAGCATCAGGCTTTGTTTTTTCAATGGCCATGACTTTTCCGGCGTTATAGGCACTTTCAATATTGGTTCTATATACATTTTCCCAGTATCCAGGTTTGAGTTGCATACCGTCTTTTTCCAATACTCTTTTTATCTGATTGTATGTCTCTTTATATCCGGTCCCATCTTCGATAGATTTCGTAAGCATATTCTTTGCCTGATTGATATAATCGAGTTCAGTCAGACGAACTGCTGTAAATGCCCTAAAACGCAGTTTTGGTTCTAATTTTTGCCATTCAGCCTTTGTTATCGGGACCTTTGTACTGAGAAAATCCATAGCGTCTTTATACGGGATCTTTGGAATCTCATTACTTTCATCGGCTGCAGAAATCTTATTAGTGCTGATATGGTCTATACCGAGAAGTATTGCCCCTGCAATCAATGTTTCGACATTTTTAACAGCATCACTATTCACATTTATAATATAGGATTTATTAATATCAACCCTTTCCGGAGTATCTGGAATAGTATTCAAAAACCGTTTTAGTACCGATGAAATATGTTTTGAAAGCTGCTTCTTTGCTATATTCTCAAAGCTTTCGAGCTCTCTGAATTTCGCTTTTTCCTCGGCTACTTCACTTTCGCTTAATCGAATAATGTGAAACGATGGCTTTCTTTCAGGGCTTTTTTTTTTGCTATCATCAGAAGCCTTTATAGTTTCCGGCTTAAATCCTTTTAGGGAATTAAATATAGTATCGATATCTGACTCTTCTATTGCAGGAAATGATGCTTTGGCCATGGCCCTGGCGGTCTCTAATGGCAGGGTTCCTTGAGAAACCTGTGTAGATAGGTCAATCAAGGATGAAATCTGTGCACCGTTTAATACTGTTTGCTGAATATTCTCTGTTGTTTTTTCGTCATTTTCATGATTCCTGTTTTGTTCAACAATAGATAGCTTATCTTCTTCTGAAGAAGTTACGAGAACATCGTCTTCATTCGCAGGCGGAGTAATACCGTAATCAGAATAGAATGCTGATTTTGATACCGATACCCCTTTTTCGATAGCCTTTATTACTTGGTCGAATGTTGCTTTCCTGTCTGTATTAAATACAACTTGTGGAGCTTTTTCATTCGGTCCATAGTTCAATTCTACTGTCCAGTCAATGACATGTTGTAATACTGCCTGCAGCTCGAGGATAATTCCCTTGCTGTCTTCGTAAAGCAGATCGACCTGAACCTCTCCAAGAGCAAGAGATCCTCCGTCCGTGCTGTTTGTAGCGATAGACTGCCCTGTTAAACCATAACTTATTTGCTCATCACAGGACTTAACCAAAGATTCAAAGGCTTCCAACTTTCCGGACATACCAATTTCTTTCAGTTCTTTAATATTTGATACTGCTGCTGAAGATCCGGATTCTATCCCCATCAGCATACGAGCAATAATACCAGCACGTTTTTGCAGAGTTTCTTCGTCGCCTTCTGCATCAAATAATGCAACTAACGATTCGACACTGAACTTTTCCGTTGCCTGGAGCCAAAACTCATAGCCAGCCTTTTTAAACATCCATGGCCAATATACACATCGTAAAACTGATGTTCCATAAGGATTTTCATCATCAGGATCGTGCTGATAAATTAACCATTTATGTTCATGATTCAGTTCATCTCTTTGTCCCAGATTATTGTAAAACAGGTTCCAGTTATAATCAAAATAGAAATAATCAGGCTTTCTTGTGATGATATTTTCCGGGATCCATTTTCCATCATTTTTTACTGGGTCTTTCCATACTATTTCCGAGATAGAAAATCCATAGTCTAATGCTGTCAACATTCTTTTTTGCTTTTTATACATGTTCTCAAAAAGTTTTACATTCTTGATAAATGCATAAATCTTATCTGAACTACTCCCCTGAGAGATCGACATAGGAAAATTTAAAGCAGATGTTTTGAGCTTATTAATCAACGACTTTATTCTGGGGTCAGTTCTCATTTGTCGATAGGTTTTATATGATTCAAGCGTACCTGAAATGATATCATCAGGATTTGGCATATACCCAAGGAAAGATCCGAGCATATTGCTGGTAATTATCTGAGTAGTCATTTCCTTTTGGGTAGTCTTTTTCTGCATCATTAACAACCTCTTGTTCTTGCAATTATTGATTTTGCCGTGGTCCTTATTTTTGTCGGGATTTTTGAAACTACTGTAGGTTTATCACCCTTGGAAATAACATTAACTGCGTGTACCAAGGCATCACACAGATCATCAAAAGCGCCCTTCGGGAATTCCGTCAGTTCCTTGATGATATCTTCATTTCCTTTCTCTGCAAAACGAATAAAGCCATTTTGTATTAACGTAGAAACAGATCTAACTCGGGCCTCTTTTGACATTCCCCCGACTTTCAATAGTTTTATTGGAAGATATATATGCCTTTCGACTCCGGTTTTTTGTACATAGTTACCATAGATTCCAGAGAAGACGACATCCTCCCAGCCTATCTGCGCAAAATGATAAAGCGTGTGTAATAGGATCATTTGCTCTGTTGTCTCGCTTTCCGAACAAGCCTTTGCAAAGCAAGGACGAACATAAATGATTCCGGTCTTTTTATGCACAGAAATAGGACACATAGCAGTATGATCATGGGCACCTGTCGCAGGATCTGTTCCTAAATAATTAGTAAGTTCATCAGCTGCCGGAAGTTCGGCGGGTATATATTTCCAGGCTTCAATCCATTCCGGCTTGATAATCAGGTCTTCTTCAGATAGAGCTTCGTTTTTATATTCTGTAGCGAATATGGAAAAGCCTAATTGCTCTCGCTTTTCTTCAAGATCCTCTTTTCTCCAATATTCAGGCCACAATGGTTCACCATTTTGGAGGAAGCACGAAAGCCTTACTGCAATCCAACGTTTTAGTGTTTTCTCCTCAACTTCTTTACAAAGTCGAGATATCGGGTCGTCGTTATGGAAGATGGTATTTACCCAAATTATCATGGATCCTTTTCCTAAATTGAAAACAACCCGTTTTAACCAGCGATATATTTTATTTCTGACTACATACGAATCAGCTTCTTCATCTTTAAGGATATCATCAAGAATAATTAGATCGGGACGCCACTGTCTGAAACGGGTACCACGCATAGACATACCGGCCCCCTTCGACTGAATACACCGGCCATTTGATAATTCAATGCGATTGTTTTTCCAAACATCTCCCCGGAGATCCCCATAGTCACTCAGTATCTTTTCATTTTCCTCTATCTCAAGTCGTATATTAGAAAGGTTGTCATTAGCAGCATCCCTACTTGCTCCAATCAAAAGTGTATATCGTGATTTTCCTGTCAATGCTCTCCATAATGGATATGCAAAACTCCACCTTACAGTCTTTCCGTGCTCACGAGGTTCAATGAACATGGCTCCTGCTATTTTACTGGTTGGGACAAGGAGATGCCGATATTTCTCTTTCACAAAGGGCCTAATTTTCTGTGCTGTTGTTTTTGTAAGCGCCTGAGTATCTGCAATATCATAAAGGATCTTTTGGTAGTCCGCCGAATCTGTATAAAAATAATCGGAAAGATAATACTGGCAAAAAAAGCCGAAATCATTATTCGCCCGTTTTACGCGGGCCGATTTCTCAAGAGCACTTTTATCATTTCCGACAAGATCGGACAGCAGGTTGTTCATGCGGCAACCTTTGCCTTGTCTATGATTTCAATAAGGCGATTTAACAACTCAGGATCTGACTGTATTGCTGTTCGAATCTCATCTTTCAAGGCTTTCTTTGCTTTATCAAGTGCAGCCACCGCTTTTGTACGATACTGCGACATTTTCAGCTGTGCATTTGCTATCTTAGATGCAGCATTAACTGCATCAACAGGATTATCAAACTCAATCGACTCGAATTGTCTAATATCCTGAGCTATGAGATGGGATAGTTGCATCAAAGTCGCTTCGCTTGCTTCTGTGGCAGGATAGTCTTTAAGTACCTCGGCCATCGCCTTTGCAGCATCAACAGCCTTCCTTGCATCTTCTATTTCTTCTTGATGAGACTTGATTACCCGTCTGACGGACTCCCTGCTAATAGTGATATGACACCCTTTCTCTTCTATTCTCTTGGCAACTTCTTCGGTTACATACACAATCGTATTTTTACCGCCGTCCCATTTTTCAATAATGAATTCCGTTAGGCCCAATTCTTCAGGTTTACCTTTTCGGCCCATACTATACCTCCGGGGTTAAGGTAATGCCTGGGTCGGCGTCTATGTTTCCCTCAAGTAAATCAATGCCAGGGGGGAGAAGTTTGTATCCAATAATTTTCTCGAGCTGTTTGTAGGGATGTGGTGATTCACATCGTAACAAATAGCCCTTATCAGTTAGGTACGACAATGCAGGACGAACCTCGTCAGGTTTGTAGTACTGGTATTCGATACCGATTATCTCGATTTCGTTAAGGCCGTCCGGATATACTTCTTTCAGAAGCCTTAGCAGTATACCCCGTAGCACATTAGCCTTTATTCCCATTGTTCGCCCCTTGCTTGTAAATACCAATAATCAGAGATCTAAGGTTGTCAAATTCCGTACGCCATCCTCCCCAGTCTCTATAGTATTGTTCCTTCAAGACTGCATCATCCTTGATAGCGTCAACCTTCTGATTGAGCTCTTTGATCTGATCCATTATTTTTGCGTCAGCTTCGTCTGATTGCTTTTTCGATTCTGCTAAACCCTTCTGCAGATCAGATGTCTGTTTCTTGAGCTCGCGCAGAATAAAGAACATGCATACTCCAACAATAATCAAGGTCGATACCGGACCGAGCGTTGTAACCAGCCGTAAAATACTACCCGCCTCTGAAACTCCGGTCATATCTTAATCCTTAATTTTGTTGATGATTTCCGATGTGACGATACCAAGGACAAAACTACCCGTTGAATATACAGGGACATACCACCATGGGACATTAGACGCTAACCTTGATTGCATTTTTGCCGATTCGCTTTCAAGTTCTTGGTTTATCGCTTTTTGCCCTGCCGATTCTGGCTTGTATTCGAGAACACCTGCTTTGTATCCTTCTCCGTATGCTTCTTGGATAGCTGTATCAGCTTCTTCGGTCATAATCTGTAAGAGATCGTTTACCTCTTGTCCGCTATAGCTTCTGCTTAAATCTAATCCGAACTCGTTCTCTGAATGCTCGCTGTTTTTCGGTGACTCGCTCATTATGGGCATCGCTATTAGCAGAACCAGAAATAAGCTCAGCAGGATCACTCTTTTTGATTTCACTTCGCACTTCCTCCTCGGCTTTTGCAGCTTTCTCCGCTATTTTATTGGTGTTAAAACTGCTATCGAACGTTGTTTGATCAGTAGTCTTACGCCAAAAAAACAAAGCAGTGGCACCGCACGCAATCCAGCCAGCGGCGCTGCATATCCATCTACCTATTTTTTTCAACATCATCATTGGTTCCGCTTCCTATCCAAACTCGTATCTTTTTCAAGATGCCTTCGTACCCAAAAGTTGATATTGCGAATATTACAGCCCAGTAGAACGGAACTTGCTTAATGGGGAAGAAGTCTCCATATCCTAATGCCAGGGCCAATGCAGCAGAAATTAGTACAGAAATGTACACATAGAAGCCTTTCAGCTTTTTGGTTTTATCAGCCTTTTTGATGAGCTCAAGAAAAAGAACTACGAGTATTACAGCAAGCAATACACTCGGCAAAAGCAGATTAGTAAGGTTCATAAAAACTCCTTATCGGATCATCATCAATCTGCTCTAATTATACCTATTGGAAGTAGATAGACTGAAATCGAGGCACGCAATAAAAAGCCCGGCGATCTTATTTCTCGCCGGGCTCATGTTAAAAAAGCCATAACTGCTTTTTATCGTCTTCCTCTATGCATTGCCGTTTTCTTCGATGTACGCTATGACATCGTCTCGCAGCACGTTCCAATTCCCGTCCTCGTCTTTCCATGACGGTATTTCCCGATCTTCGACCAATAGTCTGTATGCTCCGCGTCGTGATATTCTGAGACAATCCATAACATCCTGCATGTCCATGATCGCAAGATAGTGCTCCGACAATGCCTCCTTGAATTTCTCGCTTATCACAATACTCCTCCAGTGATTCCACCGGAATCTTCCAATTCCTTCGTACTCGGAATGCATCAATAACACACATGCGGATCAAGTAGTACACATGCATTGGTTTTACTCCCAGAGTATCTGCCGTTTCTTTTACCGTCAGAACCATCACCCCTCCGAAGGACCATCCGGATCGAACCCGGCTTTTTGAGTGATATCCCGCAGGGCGAGAATAACTGCAGAAGCATTCTTCTTATCAAGGAATCGAAGATCATCAACATGAGCTATGCGCTTGAGCATTGCATGCAAGCTTTTTTCGTCCTTATTATTGCTTGCCAGCTCCCAGAGGCCCTTTATGTAATAACGCTGTCTTTCTGTACATAACTTGCCCCGTTCTGATTCATTTACCGGTAATCGTTTCTGTGGTTGTTTCTGCCTGCGAAATCCCAGTTTCTCGAATGTATGCATAACCATTTTGAATTGGGCAACTGTTTTTATATCCTTTGCCGTATCGACACCGGCACAACCTTGCAAAATATTCCGGTATGACTCATCATCGATACCCACTTCTCGCTTGGCAACATGGATTACCCTGATCCAGCTATTCATATTCTGTTCCTGTCATCCAATCAGCCAAGAGACAGAAATAACGACAACCTTGACCACTGCAGCAAGTACAGCTATCAGTATCGCTACTCCTATTACCCAGCCTATTATCGTACTGAGTAATGTTCGTACGTTTCGTTTTTTTGTACTGTTCATCATTCCCCCTTTGAAAGTCCCGGGAGTTTCCTCCCGGTCATGACAACCTATGCCGACTGCTGTACATCCTGCCGAACAACATCAACCTTTGCTTCACAGAAAAACGCGTCCGATACCTTCCGAACAGCATCAACTTGTGCCAATGTTTCGTTACTCATTTCAGCCATTTTCTCCTTGTCAGGCTCTTTTTTGATCCTGATAAACTCATTGAGTTTTAGCTTCTCGAGTAATTCCAGAGTACTTTTCCTGATGCTAATCTTCGTGCTTTTTCGATAGCCGAACATGCCGAAGGTCAGTTCAATCGACTTTCTTCCATCGAAAAGGTCGTCTCGATTATATTCTGCATAAGCCTTGACCCTGGTTGTAAGCTCCTTGATTTTTGCCTTGAGCGGTTTCGCTCGTTTCTCGGCATCACTTTTAAGCTTTGCAGTCTGCTTGTTTAAATCGGTGTTGATATCCTCGAGCTCACGCTCGATCAACCCGATATCCCGTAGCGCCATGTTGACGTCGTCGAGAGATTCAAGTTTTCCGCCTTCAATCGGTTTATACCGTGTTCCCATACACTAAGCTCCTTCTTGCAATTTTTTATGCGGCATCACCGCCGTGATTATCTGGTGTGATGATGGCATGGTCCTGTAAGGTTGTCTGGATCTTGTAGATATGTGACCCAATTTCCATAAGTGATTTTCTCGCTTCGATCTCTCCTGATCCAGCGCGAGAAATAATTCCCTGTATTGCTGACAGTCTGTCTTCAAGCTCATGATAGCCGTTAGTGTCTAATGCAATCCGTACATTTGATTCAGGCATTTTCTTCCTCCTGCTCCTCTCGTTGTTCTTTGATCAAAAGATACTTTTCGCTCGCCATCTGGATTTCTTTCACCAGTTCGCTATAGGCAAGCTTCATCACTGGATCAGTTTCGTTTCCTGCTTTGATCTCCAGAAACTGAGTTGGGAAATTCATGCCTCGGCGATACAGCCATAACGCATGATCATCAGGGCAGGCGATTCGGTAATTTTTAAGCGGTACCGATGCAACAGGGTCCTGCTCGAAGACCTGTTCCCAGTCAAACTCCTTCTGGCCATTGCCTGGGCCGTATTCGATTCGCTTTTGTTTTCCTCCGGATGACTCCCGATCCCTGATAAGTTTGAACGCATCTTGCACAGATAGATGTTCGATCTCATCCGGATGATCTTTGAACAGCTGATAGATCTTGATAGAGTTCGAAATCTTATATGAGGGAGCCCCTACGGCTTTGGAAAGAATCTTGTAGTTGATCTTACCTTTGTATCGCATGGCGGCTTCCCACAGGATTTCTCCGGAAAGATAGTACCGTTGCGTTGCCGATATCATCAGGCTTGCAATCTTTGTCCCGTAGCTATCTATTGTTTTCCAGTTTCCCTTTAGCTGCTTGAGCTCGTCAGAGGTTAGCAGTAATGACCCGTTAAGCATTAAATCCCCACCACTTTTTTTCATGGCAGGTGATTCTTTAGCTGCCCTTCCCATGGTGCTACCTCCACTGTCGCCGAATAATCAACTGTGAGGCACTTGCGACACAATCAAGATCTGGATCGCTACGTTTGTTAAGCGCCATGGTCATCTGCGTCCGTTCGATGATCTTGCAATACTGCCGGATATCAGTTTTCGAAACATCATAGATGGCGTCGACAATATCTTTGTCAACATCAGGCCATACGGTTTTTGCCAAAGTCGATGCATCTCGTTTTGTCAGGCCACCCATATGAAGATAAACCCCGATCCTGCTCTCAAGCTGGCGGTGGTCATTACGCAATCCCTGGATCATCCCTTTAAGGCGTGGAAGACCGATCAATACCAGGCCGCTTTCTCCGAGGTCGTATACAAGGCGCCGGGAGAACTCAAGCGCGTCTGCCTTGAGGTAGTCGGCCTCATCCAGGATAACAACCATATCTCTATCCTTGAGTGCTGTTGATACATTTTGAATCAATGTATTTTGCTGTACCTTGACGGTATCGATGCCGAGTTGTTTGGCAATATCCTGGACCAACATTTTTCGATTCATCCCGGATACAACATTGATAAGGACCGTTGTCCTCTGATTTCTTGCCGCATACCACTTTGCCGCCGTGCTCTTTCCTGCCCCGGCATCTGCTATGATTAGCGCAAGATCTTGTTCGTTATGTGCCATCGCAATGGCATTCACAATCTGTCTGAGGTCATCGGTTTCGGTAATAGGGACCCGTTTTCGTGCATGAGCTTGCTCGACGCGAGAAACCCAGCACATGATGGCGTCTTCAAGTTTATCTACAACACCAGCGTATGTTCCTTTTCGGTAAGCCGAAAGCACGGGGCTCGAATACCCGACATCACGTGCCGCCTCGTTCTGGCTGATACCGTATTTTTCCATGACAGATTCAAGTTTATTTTTTACCTCGATATTCATACTTCCTCCTTATTCATCACTCCAGTCGTCATTGCTCGCCTGGAGCAGGCCCTTGATATTGCTTTCTCGCTTCGATGGTTCCCTTTTTCGGTCTTCTGCACCGGCTGCCACCGGCAATTCCAATAGATCGTCAACCGATGCTGTGTGATTCTGGCCATAGATGGATGCATTGACATCAAGCATGGTCTTGTATGCTGGATCTATATCGACCTCGTCACGGCCCAGCTCCGCCATCTTTTGTAATCCAGCCTTCCTAGCTCTCGATAGCCGTTCGATCGTTTCCTTGAAATCGGAACCTTCTCGGAAGAAATCTCCCTTTGCGTGGCAGATAAATTGTCCGTTCGTTGAGAATACCGATACCTCTTCATCGCTGATCAGTGATGTATAGACAACGACATCCATACCGCTGAATGCCGTTAATTCGATATCCCAGTAATTGATACCGTTTACCTTGACACCATTTCTTTTACATTTTCGAATCTGACCACCCCGAAGAGCCTTTACCAGCTCCTCTTTGTTTACATAGCGTCTCTCACTATCAGGTGGAAGGTTCTCTGCGAATACCTGACTTCTGGTTTTCCCATTCATTCCCTTGCCGTGACTTTCAAACCTGTCGTTGATTCCCCGGACCATGTTGTCAGCAGCCTCAACGAAATCTTCCCATGTCGGGATATCATGCCGCTTTGCCATCCCATTGATAGACCTGAACATAAGAGCTGCTTCTTCCGGCCTCGTCCTGGTGTCCGAACCCATGTACGAGCCGATATCCTTGGCAAGATATTCTCCCAGTAGGCGGTAGTATCGCTCCTGTCGTCCCTTGCTTTTTCCGTTGTAAACCCTGGTGAAACGGACCGATGATCCGATGAGTCCGAATATGCCCTGCAGCTCGACTTCCCCTTCCTCAGTCGTGCCTTCAGGTGTAAGAACCTTTACTTTTTCGATGCTCCCATTGAGAAGCTTGCTTCGATAATCCTTACCGTTGTCGAAGAGTAAAACCTTCGGTACGCCATACTGCATAACGCACATGTAATATGCTACGATAATCGATAATGACGACGGTTTTATCGATGGGCACCATCCGAGGATCTTGCCGCTCCGGTAATCCTGAAACGTTGTCATCCATGGACGGACCAGCTTCCCTCGGTAGTCAACAACACAATCCATGCAGTGGTGATCTGATACCACCATATCAAGACTTCTATAGCGATAGATGTCCTGTTCAAGGTAGGGGAGATGAAGATTTTCGAATCTGCTCTTTCCCAGCCTATGGTAATCGGCATACGCCTTTGGCAGGCTGTTCAGGTAGCGTAATGCAGTCTGATAGCTACAACGGGAATATGGAACGTTTTCCTTCATCAATCGATATGCATGTGATGCCGTTGGTTGGGTGCTTTTCAGCCAGAACCGTTTCAATAATATCTTTTCGATGTCCGTCAAACTTTCCCCGGCGCCTCCCCGACTCATGCCATACCGTGGGGTGATACCGCTGGCCCCCTCTTGGTGGAAATCCTTGAGCCAACGGTAAAATGTTGAAAGGCTTACTGGTCCCAACTTTTTGTAAATTGCCTGGTCAGCTACCTGATCATTGTAAGCTTCGATATATTCATGCTTCTTGAGTCCGCTTGATTTCCATGCATAGATCAGGCTGCTTCTCCATGTGGCAATGTTTCGTCCCTTATCACTGGCATGAATAAAAACCCCTCCTGCACTCTGTATAAGGGCGGTTTGTTCACTATTTTTCTCTGATTTTTGATCTTGTTTATTGGCCAGCGTAAACCGTATGTCCATTGGCAAGCGGTTTTCAATCCACCAAATTCCGCCGCTTTTCCGTATACACGGCCATCCCTCTTTCCGTGCTCGCTCAAGTACCTGTTTGCGACTGGTATGCAGGACTTCGGCAAGCTCTTTTGTTCGTACTGTACCGTTCATGCCGCACTCTCGCGCTCGTCCCTTTTCCCCTCCACCTCTGCCATGCCCAAAAGTTCCATAGGGCTCCGGGGAGGGAATAGATACTTGACATCAAGTTGTAAGAATGTTGCTATGAGGGTCTCATACGTTTGAGATATTGATCGACCACTTATAACTTTTGACACATTCCCCCTGTCAAGTTTTAATGCATTTGCAAGGTCAGTGATGCTCATATTCCTTCTTGCAAGCTCTACCCTGACGCGCGTCTTTCGTTCGTAATCGATTGGATAAGGCCTTCCTGTAAGGCCTCCAAAACTGTTGATTGTCATATATCCCCCTGCCTCACTTGCTAATCTAATAAATCGATGTCATACTTATCTCGTATTCTTTTTGATATCCGGGCGGCATCTTCGGTTAAATGAAAAGACTTAAGTATTCCGTCAAATGCAGTAAGTCTTTGCATGAAGGCCGCCTGGAGAATCTTCGCGTTCTCCATAAGCCTCTCATTGGCCGCGATTTTATTCATGGCCGTTACCATGTAATACGAGTCAACTTCCTTCTCATATAGCGAAAGGATCTTTGCTGATACCTCTTTCTGAAACGCTTCGTCTGCCATGGATCTTCCTTTTCTTCTTATTCAGCACGCTTAACATTTACGATATCCTTGAGTTCTGTGATGACCGTTTCAAGGTCGTTGACAAATGCTTTTACTGCTTCTTGATCCTTGTTTAAATCAAGCAGTTGTTTCTTTAGTTTTTCTCTGTTGCCTGTGTGTATGCCAAAGTGCTGTTTTTCAAGCGGACACCACTCCGGTATTCCAATGATATCGACATCAATAATTCTGCCCATCTTCTGACAATGAGATGCAAAATGATCAATTGACGAGTAAGGGCGATTAGCGCATGCGTTAATCTCGATTATTCTCACTTGATATTCCTCCTTTCCCGCGTTATCAACGCAGATTTGATTGCCGGTTCACTGGCCGGCGGCAGATCCCCAATAGGACCGACAGGACTCGAACCTGCACAGGGCCGTCCCCAACACTCAGCCCTGGGAGAGGCACACTTACCCGCTACTGTTTTTCTTTCACGGCGCCCCCAACTCGCTGCCCCGCGTCTACCAATTTCGCCACGGTCCCAGATTGCGCCACGTTTCCCCGGCGCCCGGTAGCCCTCTCCACTCCAGGTTATGAATCGGGCGAACAATTGATTTCATAGTGTTATGACCGAGAGTCGAAGTGATGATCGATATTGGTCACGATCGCCCTCCTGAGCCTTTCGCTTGCATCGATCATGTCGTAGGCTTCCTGATTATTTTCACTTCTTCGGCGGAAGTCGTCGAAGGTTGCTCTTCGTAAAAAGGTTTCAATCATATCAGCGTCATTGACACCTATTTCTACCTTCATAGTAATTTCCTCCCTTGTGTTTCCTTCTCTTCCCCGCGTTACGAACAAGCCCGCCGCCGTGCCCGGACTGGCGGTGTCGTACGCTGCTTGTCAAAGACCAATATTCGGTTTCCCGAAAAAAGCTCGATACTCGGCAAAAAATCATGTAACCTGTATGAGGTTATGGTCCTTTGTGCCGATAATCTCTTTATGTTGGTGGTTGACATCGTCAACCGTTTTTTCTAAACGGTTCGGTTCGTTTGGTTTACATTGTCAACCAACATACACGTACCGTGTACAATAAACATGATAACATTGTTTTTTGTGTACACGTATCGTGTACATTTATAATCGGTCACAATTCGTGAATTGTCAACACTTTTTGTGATCTTTTATAAGAAATAATAATCACGTTTAGTGTAGGTTTTTAATATGGTGGATATTTGCGAAAGATTTAAAGAAATAAGGGAATCAGTAGCTATGTCACAGGCAAATTTTGCACGATCAATCCAAGCTTCTCCAAGTTTAGTAAGTGATATTGAGAGGGGAGAAAAAGAACCATCTAAGAAATTGATTTTGTCTCTTATTAAAGCTTTCCAAGTAAATTCAAACTGGTTACTAACAGGTGACGGCGAGATGTTCTTCGATAAGGAAAAAGAGGAAACGTCTCTTGAGGTCTATCGAATCCCTGTCCTTCGCCAGAGAGCAAGCGCAGGGCCCGGACAGGAATGGAATAGTGATGTGAACATTGAGAAGTATGTCCGTCCCCTTGATCTGTTTCCCGGCATTGCTGCCGTGCATCCGTACGCCTTTACCGTTTCAGGAACGTCAATGGCAGGAGTGGGTATAGTCGACGGCGACATTGTTCTGTTCGATAGCAGAGAGGGCCAGGAAACGCATGACGATATCTATGTCTTTGCTGTCGATGGTGACGTCTATGTAAAGTTCCTGGTATTCGATGCCATGGATAGGACCATCACTGCCTACAGCATGATGCCTGACGGTACCAAGAAACAAGTCCTATCGTTGGCTGTGGAAGATCCTGAACAAGCTGAACGTTTTCACCTTTTTGGCCGTGTTGTTGCCTGGGTTCATCAAAACCGTTTGATTCGCCGGTAAACAATACGATTTGAAATCACGGTTTTATGGATAAATGAGCCTGTAACGCTCGAAATGCCATTAAAAAACTGTTAACAGTGCCAAAGTATATAATTTGACAGGGAATGCCGAAAACGCCCCGTATAGCAAAGATTAAAAAATCGTGCATATCGGGGCTTTGGGTATGATATAGTGTGAAAATGTAAAAGATAAGGAGATGTATAATGAGAAAAATTGTTCTGCTTTTGCTGACATCGCTTCTGATTTTTTCTTGTGATCTGCTTGGAAAAAGTGATGACGACGAAAATGACGATGCATATATCCGCTATCAAAACCTTATGACGGGATCAGGCGCAGACCTTCACTATGGTATTCGTGTCGGATACGCCGAACATATTGGCCAACTTTCCTCGGGCTCTGTGACTGGTTATTATGCAACATCTGAGGGATCATACAGTCTGCAACTTTTAAATTCGGAAGGATATTGGATAACGATGACTTATTCGGCAAAGACAGTTGAAGCAGATAAATACTATACCTGTTTATTTGAAGGAAATACCGACGACAATGATGTGGTTATTCGGCTCATCCTTGATCGATAGATTGATCCTTTTCTTACAGGAAAAAGCCTGGAAGTGAAAGCTTTCAGGCTTTTTTATTTTGATGCTGCTACGATAAGACACCGTGCCCGGATTTGAGTACACACCGTCCCACAGCGGTACGATTGACGCATGAGAACAAGAACACGGGAAATTGCCCATGTAGGCATATTCGGATCAATCGACAACCCTATTATCGTCACGGAAAAAGACCTCAAAGAGATCAATGAGACATTCCCAGATCAGAAGACCGCACCAATACAGTTCGGCCATTGGGCAGAGGCGGCAAACCCAAGATTTGCCAATGTTGTAGCGGTTAGCTACGATGATACAAAAAAAGTAATGACGGGAACCATCGAAGAAGATGATGTCCTGGCAAAAGCGGTCGATGACGGATACTATCCCGACGTATCCATAGGGGCTAAACAGCGCGCATCAGACGGGAAAATGTATTTGCATCATCTTGCGTATCTCGGGGAAGAGGCTCCCGCAATCAAAGATCTCAAGAAAAACATAAAAGATAGTCTTGCTGCCAGCGATGACCCTTCTGTAATACGCTTCCCCAGTACAGCAGCAAAAGAACTGTATCTTTCAGACGAAAAACCAAAACAAACGAATGCCACAGGTAAAAATGTAGACTCTTCCGCAGCCTCCGGGGCAGTTTCGACCTCCTTTGCTGCTTCCGGAGGATCTGCGGATTTACAAACCACGAAGGAGAGGCGAATGACAGACGAAGAAATCAAGGCCTTGCAGGAAGAAAATGTGCGGCTAAAAACCGATGTAGAAGCGAAGGACAAGCTCCTATCCGATGAGTTTTCCGATCGTAAAAAAGCAGGAAAAGAGGCGTTAAAAAAAGCCATGGCTGGAAAGTTTACCGAAGGAGATCAGGCAAAAATCCTTGCCCTTGCCGATAGCTTTGATCAGGGAAAAAAGATCGAATTATCGGATGGTGATGCAAAGCGAAGCGTAAACCCCATCTCGATACTGACGGAGGTCTTTTCCAGCATGAAGCTTCCTGTCAAGCCTGGGATGATGAATCTGAGTGATCCCGATGCATCCCCGATAGTCATCCAGGAAAAAAGTGATTCGGCCCGGATGCGCGAAAACATGTAAATGAAGGAGTAATCAATGGATGCAGTTATCGGAACATTGAAATCCAAACAGCAGTCGATCCTGCATGGAGACCACCACATCATAACGAGCCTTCCTCTCACCGATGGCCTATCGGGCCTTCTGGCGGGAATGGCCTTGTACAAAACATCAGAGGGAACCTATACCCCAGTACCCAGCACGTACACAACCGAAGTTCCTGCGGCAATCCTCTTGGTGGATATCGAAGGACCGACATCGGGAGCTTTTGCCCTTGCGGCCGTACATGGTGCGGCAAGGGGAGATAAAGTGATGTTTGCAGACAAGGCTGCTGCTACGGCTGCTTTGGTAGAAGCCTTGAGGGATAAAGGCATCTATGTGCTCGGTGCTGTTGCGAAGGCGGCCCAGGCCCCTGTTATCGTATCTGACATTGCGGATGCCTCTGCTGCCGCAGGCGAAGACATAGAGCTTGCCTTCGGAGTTAAGGTAAACGATGGGGGCGATGTGACCTATCAGTGGTATTCAAACACCGAAGCGTCAAACAGTGGCGGAGATGCTATCTCCGGAGCAACAGAGGCGATCTACAGTCCCCCGACGGATACCACAGGAACGTCCTATTACTACTGTGTGGCAACCAACACCCTGGGTGTTTCAACAGCAACAAGGGCCTCGTCGGCCGCTACCGTAACCATTTCGTAGAAAGGAGTACCAAATGCCTATTAAGCTATCAGGTAAATTGAGCCCTTACTTTACCCGTAAGGCACAGGCCGACATGGTTAGTACCATGCCAAAGCCGGTAACGCCGGTCAAGGATTTGCTTTTTCCTGCTGCCCGGCAGCGTCAGAAGACAAGCCCCTATTTGTTTATTGATGAGATTATGGCACAGACCGGTGCTATCCCTGTAAGTCAGCGGGGATCGAGATCGTATCCCGTTGATGGAGCTACCAACGCGAAAAATCTCATCGAAGTAGCACCGATCAACCCCAGCATATTCTCGACAGGGAAGGATATCAACGACATCATTGCACTTGGAGATACCGAAAGTTTGCAGGCATATCTTCTGGAAAAAGAAGAGCAGCTGCGTGATGTGGTATCAAACACGACAGAGCTCCTGGTCCGCCAGAGCCTGAGCGGAAAGATTGCCTATCCCCTGTTCAACGGGACCGAGGCCAGCGGAACCTACGAGGTAAAGCTTGGCTCTATCAAAGATGCGGGCGGTACCAACATTGCAAATGCTGATCTGGCAGGACTGCAGAAGTGGCTTGCTGGATTGTATCAAAAACAGGTGGCAACCGGAGCAGCCGGTCAGGTGGCGTTTATGGTTGGAGAGAATGTCTTCAATAAAATCGTTGCCATTGTCGTTGCGGCAGGCAGTACCGCTCCTGTTGTCTGGACCGACACCGGATGCAAGCTGTTTGGTAAGTGGGAAATTCTCTCTATGCCGTACAGTTATGTACTGCCCGGAACAAACAAGGACGTGCCGGTTATCCCTGCAGATGCCGTCCAGACGATCGATCTCACCCGTCCGGGGATGTTGTTCTATGCGGCCCTTGACGATCTCGATTCCAAGCTGGCACCACTACCGTTTTTTGTAAAGCCGGTGAATGTCGACGATCCCTCTGGTATTAAGTTCATCGCCGAGTCAAAACCCCTCCCGGCCACTGCCATGAGCTATATGACCAGATCGGTGGTCAAGACGTCGTAGAAGAGGTGTAGGGATGATCGACGAATGCGGGATTGATGACATACGTCCTGTAGTGACGAATCAAGATACCGAGAACTCCCCATACGGGACGCCTGTTGGTGCAGCAGATATTGCAGACCGACTAGAGGATAACCTCTATGATCAGCTCTCCGATGGAGATGATGTCACTGTATCTCAAAGAATAACATCCGCTCAGGTGTATGTCGGATCAATCTTGCGGAATTTCGGTGTGACCTTCGATCTTGATAATCGCGTCATCCGAGAGTTGGTCATCCTGAACACTATCTACGAAATGCATATGGCTCACGGCCATGAAGAGGCTGGCCGTGAGTATCGGACCAGAGCAAAAGATATCATCCTCGTCACCTGGGGAAACTACAAAGATACTGATGCCTCGGGAGAAGTCCCGGTACAGACAGCCGCCGTTGCACGCCCCAGAAAACGACGAGATTATACCAATGCTCTCGATGTCGATGCGGGGAGACCATGGGGCCGCAGGATACCTTAGACGCCATAGCAAAGGATTTACGCAAGCCGGAAAAGCTTTCCATTATCGGTGAAATGGCCTCCGGCTTTATCCAGAACCATATTTATACCGGTGACGGCTTTGATCCGTTATCTGCAGCAACAGTGTCATACCGTGGCCAGGGGAAACCCTTGCAGGATACCATGAGTCTCTTGGGATCAATTACCAGCGAGGTTATACGTCCCGATACGGTGAGCGTTGGAACGACAAAGAAATATGCACCGGTGCATAACAATGGGGCCATAATACGGGCGAAAAAGCAATGGCTTTGGATCCCGGCCTCCGGGACACGACAGCTTGAACGAAGATATGGGCCAACGCCGTCAGACGTATGCCGGGGACTGAAAGATAGTGGACATAAAATATTCCGCATCGGTCGAACAGTATGCTACAGCAGAGGGAAAGGGAAAAGGAGAAAATCTATCGTCATCTATTACCTGAAAAAATCGGTAGTAATACCAAAGCGGGAGTTCTTCTTTTTGACCGAATCCGAACAGAACCAGCTTATCGATGAGGTGCTTCCAAATGAACTCTTATGAGGCTTTTACACTCGTTTATCATCAATTAAAACGCCATATTACCGGTGATGATTTTGCCACGAGAATAGTCATGGCGCCGTCATCATTCTCCGGCAAAGGCGTTCATATGCAGGTTGCCATACTGAAAACCTATAAGCAGCAGACCCCAAATATGGGGGCGAAACCATCGAGGATGCTCCGCGTCAGGCTTGCTGTTAAAGGATCAGCGGAAAGCCCTCGAGGCCTCGAAATGGCGCTCAGCCTCATCGATCAGCTGGACGACTATCTTGACGACAGATCTATCAGGCTCGAGCGTAATGATGATGATGGAACGCCAATCCCCAACACTCGTATTGTCCAGACAGTTAGTCCGGAAGATTCTTTCCTCGATGCTGTCGATTCGACCTCCGTACAAGACGTCGAAGATGTTAGAACACTGGTGATTACCATCCCGAATGAGGGATGAAAGGAGACGATATGCCGACCTATACAACTGAGTATGTGAAAGATGGGAAAGGAAAACTTTCCCGTAAACCTGTGGCTGGTAAAGCTGACGAATCAGGCGCTAAGAAAAGCGTATCAACTACCACTGCCTCCGGCAGTACAAAGAAGGAGGACTAATGTATGGCCACACCCAATGAACTGACACTGATCGGTGATGATTGTGATATCTACACCGGTGCCATATCCGATACAGAAATGGTCGGTGACGGAACTCAAAGCCTTGACGAGCTTGCCGGTGGAACAGCAGGTGATAAGTCAGGAGCTGGTTTTTTCGTCATCACTGCCAAGGCCGAAAGTGGCAGTATCTTTCCCGACGGCCTTACACTCGGGGATATGTACCCATCCCTCGGTGCTGAGGTGCTCGCTATAGGCGATAAGGCAAAAAAGATCAATCTTACTCAGGTAGGTGATGCATCAGGTTGGTCGTTTTCTATCAGTCAGGATAAGATCGAAACATCGCTGCTCAAACATTCGTTCAAGAAATACCGCTACGGAAAGAAGGATGGAAGCGGAACGATTTCATCTATCTTCACCATGGGAATTACCGATCAGGAAACCGGAGCCGTCGGCCGTACCATGAAGCTGTTTACCCGTAGCGGCAGTACCGTCACCGTGCATGTTCCCGACGGAAGCTCGTTGTATCTCCTTGGATATGTTCGAAAAGGATCAGTCCCCGGAGAGTTTGAAGATTATATGTTTGCCGAAATAAATATGGCAAACACCACCCTGGGAGGCAATACCGGCAGTGCTCAGTCATATAATTCCGAGTTTAGTCTGACCGGTAACGATCCCGTATTTTATTCGGTCGAGATACCGGCAGCGTAGGAGGATGTATGAAGCTGACGATAGCAAAAGAAGTGATCTATATTCCCGCCTGGAGAGACAACAAAGAAATTTCTCCGAGCGAACAGATTGTGGCAAAGCTAAGGAATCCGACCCTGGCAATGAAGGAGAAACTGGAAGCACGGACCTCGGCAAAAGCCATCAGTGACGTATCGGGAAACATCGACCACATGGAGATCGGTATCGAAATGAATGATGATTTAATCATCCGCGATATGCTGATCTCTCTTACCAACTGTTCATACGATGATGGAGCGGGAACAGAGGTGCAAGTGCAGAATGCGAAAGAATTACTTGCGGCCCCTGTACAATTTCGTGGCCTTAAAGCAGATATTGTCAAAAAGTGTAAGAAACTCCTTGAACAGGATGTAGACGAAAAAAACTTCGAATAGCTTTTCGTATTGTAAAGTGCGAAAAGCATAAGGCGCGCATAAGGAAAAGCAAGCGTGCAACAAAGCGATGGATTACAGGAGTTAAGGATGATAACGGATACGACATTGCAATACTACTTAAAGACGCACCGTCATATCTTACCGAAGAGTTTTACACCTGCCTGTATGTCTATCACACGTCCTCGGTGCTCGAACGGTACCCGTATGAAGGAGGCTGGATAGACTGGCCCTATTGGGTAACAAGAGCATTGACCATATTGAAAGAAGAACAAAATCAGTGGGAAAAAGAACGGCTTGAAGAAAAGCAAAAAAAACATGATCACTGATGATGTTGGCCCTGTGGAATCACTACAGGGCTTTTTTATGCCGTATGCGTTTGTGCCTGAATTGGAGAGAGACAGGCAGCCTTGACATACCATTGCGGTTGGAGGCTGGCTTTTCATGGCAGATAAAAAAACACTTGAGCTGCAGATTAAAGTGGCGGCAGAAAATGCAGCAAAAGCTGTTTCCTCTCTCTCGTCTCAGTTTAAAGATCTCGCCGCGAAAGCAAAACAACTGTCTGGTGATACGGAAAAAAACAAACAGACATTTGCCAGCTTACAAAATCAGGCAACAAAGGTCGCTTCGAGTTTTAAACTTTTTGGAGCCAATAGCGCCGAGCTTCGAAATCTTCAGCAACAGCTAAAATCAGCCGCTCTCGATCTTACGGATCGAGGTTTCCGACCGGAATCAAATGAAGTGCAGAACCTTGTCAAGGAATATAAAAAGCTTGGCAGTGAAGCAGACAAACTTGATGAGGCAAACGGTCAAAGCATTACATCCTTCGGCAATCTGAAGAATGCTATAACCAGTACGACAGCAGCCATGGCGGCCCTGAAAGCCCTTGACGTTGCGAAAGATCTATCAGGATATGCTCTCAAACAATCTGACACATTTGCGGTGGCCCGTGGAGAACTTGGGATCCTCTTACAGGATATGGAAGCTGGACGAGGCCTATTCAATGAAATTCAGCAATTCAATAAGTGGACGCCTTTCGACCTATCCACAACAAAACAGGCAACAGCAGTCTTACTTGCAGCCAAGACTCCCCTCGATGATATCACTGACAAGCTTACCATGTTTGGAGACCTTTCCCAGGGGCAAGCCCAGAAGTTCACCTCCTTCATAAACGCATACAGTAAGGGGGCGGCTAAGGGCGCTGTCGATATGGAAGTCCTCAATGTCTATCTCGATCAGGGGGTACCGGTACTGGATGCCCTGGCTGCTGCTTACGATACGACAACCGCTGAAATTATCAAGATGGCAAGTACGGGTAAGATCAGTTTCAAGGATTTTCAGAACGCCCTTGCCGATCTTACTGCAGAAGGCGGCAGATATTACGGCGGTATGGAACTTGGCGCCCAGTCACTGAGTGCAATGCAGGACGGTTTGAGAGAATCTGTCGCAAGCCTTGCCGCAAGTTTTGGCGATACACTTATGCCAGCGGTAAAGGCCGTGATAACCGTATTCACTGACCTGATTAATGCCATCAACGATAGCCCCTTAGCAAGAGGAATCCTTGCAGGTGCTCTGGTAGCCATAACAGGATACCTGTCGGCCCTGGCCGTAAAGCAGGCCTTTCTTGCCATTAAAACCTGGGCAAGTGTTGCCGCTCATAATGCACTCAACGCATCTCTTGCCGTTACAAACCCGCTACTCCTTGCCGGAATTGCTGCGGCAACTGCAGCCACTGTGGCAGCTGTGGCATATGCAGCTTCCCAGCAAAAGGCGGCGGATACCGCCGCCGATGCCGCCCTTGAGAATAAACGTCATCAGGAATCTGTCGATAACCTTGCTGATGCCTATGATACGCTGAAAGAATCTGTCGATGGATATAACGAAGCTCTTGCCGACATAGAGACAACAGGGCTAAAGCTCCAGCTCGATCTCATGAAATCTGATCTCGAAGATGCCCAGGAAGAACTGGAAAATCTACAGAGTCAATCTGTTGCAGAAACACCATACAATACTATGGCCCCGTCTGTTTTTAGGATCGAGAATTCCGGGCAGGAAAGTACTTTATCTCAATACGCATCAGAAGCGAAGGATCTGGCAGATAAAACCGCTGAGGCCGAGAAACGTGTCCAGGAACTGCAGGTCGGTATTGCTACCCTGTCGAAGGAAATAAATCTGCGGGAACTGAACGAGAAGATCAAAGAAGGAAATGAGCTGCTTGCAGCACGAGATAAAATCTACGCAAAGACAAATGAAGGACAGGAAGAAGCCCTAAAGAAACAGCTCGAATGGGCACTATCGCTTAGAACAGCAACCATTACAGAAGAAGATGGATCTGTCTGGGGCCTCAATAAGGAAAAGACAGAGGCAATTATTGCCTATGCTCAGCAAGCCTTGGACGATTTTAATGCAAAGAACGCTGATCCTGAATTTATTGGGGAATGGGTTGAGAAGGTAAAAGAAGGAGCAAATTCCATAGCAGCAGAACAGGCCAGAAGTCTTACCAAGTTAAACGAAAAAGCCAGGGAAATCTATGGTGATAATTTTGCCATACAAAAGAAGTACATCGAAGAGAAAGCCGCATTAGAGGAATATTACCGCAATAAGGCAGCAGAAGAAGAACGCAAGCGCATCATCAATGAAAGCCAGGAACGTATGCGCAAATACAAAGAAGAGGCAGAATACCAGACAGCCTTGGCCCGTCATAATATAGATTCCGGAAATTTCTCGCTGCAGGATATTGGCAGTTATGCATCCGGAACCGCACAGCTTGCGGCGGCAGGAACGGATATAGGGCAGATTCTATCAGGTGGTAATCCAATAACTGCCTTTATTGATGCCATAGCCGATGCCGTAACACAAATCGAAAACGTCAATAAGGTGCTGAATTTTGCACAGACCATTGTTGATGCAATGTTCGGTGTGATAGAGCCGGCAATCAGTACAATACTTCAACCCCTTGTTGATTTCTTAGAACTGCTTGGACAGACAATCGGTTATATTATTATGCCGATATTGAATAAGATTCAAATTGCTCTTATTCCACTGCAGATTACCCTAAAGGTACTCGGTGCAATCTTAAAAGCGGTAGGATCAGTGTATGAATGGCTGAACAACTCTGTTATCGTCCCTGTTGGAAACACCATTATTGATGTGGTTAACGGAATAATCGATGTTATCAATCTGATCCCCTTTGTCGATATCGACAAGCTCGACAAGTTGAGTTTGGTTGGAGAAGCTGCAGAAGAACAGGCAGAAGCAATAGAAAAACTGACCGACGAGATTACCAATAAATATCAGCGACAAATTGACCGCGCCAATGATCTGCTGGACAGCCAAATTAGCAGCTTACAGAGCCAGTATGAATTAGGTCTTATTACGAGATCTCAATACAATGATCAGGCAGAAGCCTATCAGGCTGCAGCCGATGCGGAAATATACGATATTGAACAAGCCATGGCCGATGCTCTGACTGCGATCGAAGAGCATACCGGAACAACATCGGCTGTTGAATCAGCTACATATGATTTCCTTTCGTCAAGCTTGTTCAATGTTCTGGATACTATAGCAGGATGGATTGAAAGGATATTTGGTTTCCTTGGTAATATTGGTGGTGGGGCGATCGATGCAGCTGGTAACGCATGGGATTGGGTAAAAGATACAGCATCAGACGTCTGGGATTGGGCTACTGGGTGGTTTGATGTTGGTACTCCAGAAATCCCCAAAGACATGTATGCCAAGGTCCATAAAGGAGAAACGATCATACCAGCCACCTTTGCTCAAGGCATTCGCTCGGGACAATTGACGCTCTCTGGTGGCGGTTCAAAAAATGGTGGTGGAAGTAATATCTATTATATAAGTCCGAATATCAACATAGAGGGTTCTGTTCTGACTGAGAGGGAGCTTGTTGACGTGATCTACAATGGTATCAACGATGGAATCGAAGATGGCCGCTTGTCGCCGATGCTGGGATAAGCGTAAATGACAACAGATATCAGTCTGGTTTTAACAAATTCCAGTGACGAAACACTGATCATCTATCCTCGATCTCTAACGATAACACGACCGGTATGTAATACTGCTTTGCAACATGAAGAGCAATCTGCTTCTATAGATTTGAATTATTCAAATGAACTACTATCTTGGATAGTAGGAAACGAAACCATTAAAGCCGTCATAAAAGATGGTTCTGCTACGTGTTTTACAGGAATAATCAACGTCGATACCAGTTGGAAAGATGTTGGCAATCCGTTCCCAATAGAATCGTTTACCATAAAGATAAAAGACCACACGCAATTGCTGAAAGCAAGAGCCGAGACGGAAATAGCTTTGATCGATACAACCGTTTCTGCCGCCATGCAAAGAATATGTTCTGATCGTAGTATTAGTATCGCACCAGGTACCACTCTTCCTGTTGCAGCT